ATGGCAGAAGAAGTAATTAAGACTACCTCTTGTTGCAACGATGCAATGATGGGTGGTTTGCTTGGAGCGATGGCAAATCGTGACAACAACAATCCTTTGGCAATGGCAGCCATGTTGCGTAACCGTGACGATGACGATATGTGGAACAATCCGTTTGCCTACATGATGATGATGGGCATGATGCGATACATGTATGGTGCAGACTGGAACAATCGTGACAATGGCGCAGACGTGCAGCGTGCGGAGATTCAGAGTCAAATCGAGAGCTTGCGCAACCAGATGGCAGACAACCAGAACAGCAACTTGCTGATGGGGGCGATCCAGGGTAACGGCAACGACCTTAAGATGTTGGCAAGCAATCTGAACTGTGACTTCAACGCCTTGCAGAACTCTATCTGTGGCATCCAGGCTGGCATCCAGCAGCTTGGTGGTCAGGTAGGATTCTCGGCAGAGCGAGTAATCAACGCCATTTCGCAGGGTAACTTGCAGATGACAATTGCGCTTAAGGATTGCTGCTGCCAGACGCAGCAGAACATTATCCGTATGGGTTATGAGAACCAGATGGGCCAGAAGGACATCATTAACCAGATGCAGCAGGGCTTTAGCTATACCAACACTGGTATAGAAAGAGCTGCTTCGAACCTTGGTTTCCAGATGCAGCAAGACAAGTGTGACATCATCCGTGCAGGTGAGAACAACACTCAGCGTATTATTGACACCTTGACAGGCCATTGGAGCCAGGAGCAAGCAAACGAGATTCAGGACTTGAAGTTTAAGAACTCTCAGTTGCAGCAGAACATCTACCTTGCCAATCTGATGAATGGCGGTTGTGGATGTGGCGCAGGTGTAGCAGGTGGCTATCAGTAAAAAAGTAAAGAATGAAACAGAAGCGTAGTGGTATGAACAAGATTTCTCCAGTGGGTTTGGCTACTACAGCATTGGTAGCCAACCAAGTTTCAGTCTTAGCTACTTACAATGAGAAGCTTTGCAGACCTTATTGCGTGAATGGTAATGTGCAGCCACAGGCAAGCATAACTTACAGTTATGAGCAGCCTATCCTTAACGGTACAACGGTGTTTGTGCCTATCGTGGCAACTATCTCCATCATTACGCCTGTAACAGGCAACAGAAACATGATGAGAGCACAGCCGTTGATTTACACGGAAAGATGGGTAGCAGCCTTCCAAGGGCAGACAGCTCTACCAACGGCTGTGACCATCACCAGTGTAGGAAGAACGCAAAAGGCAAATGATGTGGTATGCGGAAAGGCTAGAGGCCTGAGCATATTTGACAGTCTAACCGTAGCATTGACTACTGCTTAGTATCATTATAGGGGGAAAGGATGGTTTGTTAGCCATCGTTTCCCTCGCATTATCAATTTAAAAAGATACGATTATGATATTTAAAGATTTAAAGGCAGGTTTCCCAGTCTTTTTGTTTGACCGGGCGACTAGAAAATTCAAGCAGGGTAAAGTGATGAATACTCCAAGCCCTGATATTAGTGGTAGCAAACCCAACATGATGCCACAGATGCCTGGCATGCCAAACTTCGGCACCATGAACGTGAAGGTGAATGTTCAGACGGAAGACGGAAAACAGTCAACCTATTCGGTAGTTGATACTGAGCAAACAGCATACAGCGACACCCTTGTAATCTCTTGTAGTAAGGAGAGTATCATCAACGAGGTAAACGCATTGAAGAACCAAGCCAATGACATCATCAATAAGATGCCGGACTTCGAGCAGACCGTAAAGGACTGTGATCAACTTCTCTCAGAGTTGGACACAACGTTTCGTGACCAGCAGAAAACCAACGCAAGACTCGACCAGATGGAGAACAAGTTGGACGAGATTTTCAAATACGTCAAATCACAAAAACAAGAATGATATGAACTTAGTAGAACTTATCACAAAATATCAGAGTGATGCCACACCGGAGCAGATGGTGAAGGTAACCAAGATCATCGGCAAGTTTGTGGCTATGCACGCTTCGGAAGAAGACCTTCTGAAACTCTACAAGGAGATTTATGGGGTTGTGGGTAACGGTCACTTCAACGACTTCTTTGCTGATGTTCAGATCAAGAAGATGGTGTTTGAGGATGATAATGATGTAGAGCATCGTGCTCCTTACTATACCTCGGCCAAGACGCAGGAAATCTATGAGACAGTGAAGGACGAGATCAGGCCTTACAACCAGTGGGATTTTGCCGTGGTTTTGAACATGATCTACTCTGACAACTTTAATCTTATGAAGAAATGGTTCCCGGAGGACAGCGAAGAGCAGTTGATGGATAAAATGGTGGATCTTGCCGTGAACTGGCTGAGGGATGATGATAACCCTTATGGCCATTGTAAGGCTTGGGGGTACTTCAACCATTGAAATGTTGAATGTTGAGTGTTGAATGTAGAGTTTGTGGGAAATTCCATAATGACTAGAGATATATAAAAGAAAACTATCAGAAGAAGAGAATGCAGGCGGAAAATGGGCTTGTGTTCTCTTTTTTCGTATGAATTTGCGCAACTTATCACAGATAACTGGGAATGATGGCTTATATTTGCATCGCTTCCATAATGGTGTGGGGACGGATAAATGAAAAAGAAAATGAATGATATTCGAGGTTACTTAATTGGGACACTTTGGACCTTTCTGAGTCTGCTGGTTCCCATCAGAGATTTTATGATTGCCATGATGGTATTATTTGGGCTGAACCTGGTGTTTGGCATCGTGGCAGCAGTGTTTAACGGTGAAGAATGGAGCTGGAAGAAATTCGGAATGTTCTTTGTCTGTTGTGCGGTGTTCTTTGTGACGGTGGCAGCTCTGTTCATTATCGGGCACTTTCTTCACTCGGACACAGAGGCCTTGTTTTGCGTGAAGTGGGTGTGTATAGCAGCTACTTACCTGTTTGTTACCAATATCCTGAAGAATCTGAGGCGGATGCTGGTTGATGAGACACCTTTCTACAAACTGGTGGACTATGCCTATTATGCACTGACTCTAGGATTCGTAGAGAAATTCCCGATGTTTAAGAAGTATCAAGAATATAAAAACAATAAAGAAAATGGAAATGAAGGAAATCAGATTAGAGCAGCTGCTGATGGCAATGCCTAACGCAGGGAAGAGGGCAGAGAAGTTTCTGCCATACCTGAACCGATTTGCTGAGGAGTTTGAAATAAACACGCCTTTGAGATGGGCGCACTACTTGGCTCAAATTGCACATGAAAGTGGTGAACTGAGATATACCAAGGAGATTGCCAGCGGAAAGGCTTATGAGGGAAGAAAAGACCTTGGTAACACCCATAAGGGTGATGGTGTAAGGTTTAAGGGGCGTGGACTGATACAGATAACAGGGCGAGCCAACTACAGAAAGTATGCCGGATATTGTGGCTATGATGTAGTGGAGAAGCCTGGACTCCTAGAACAGCCTCTTGGTGCCACACGTTCCTCGATGTGGATATTCGATACTTTCGGATGCAATGAATTGGCTGACGAGGATAATCTGAAAGCAATAAGACGGAAAATTAACGGTGGCTATAAAGGACTGGACAAATGCGAGGAGTATTTGAAAAGGTCAAAGCGAGCACTCAATATCTCATAGCTTATGAAATCGAAACATTTAATTATCTACCTGTTTGTATGGATAGCGTATTTCTCTGTACTCTTCCTTACGAGCTGCAAGACGAAAACCGTGATGCAGGAGCATTATATCACAGACAACACTGTGAGCAAGGGTTTGGATGCCAGTTGGCAGGAGCGGTTTATATCAGCCTTCGAGCAGATGGCTACATACCGTAACCGGGAGCATGAGACTTCGACCAAGGAGACAACTCATACAAAGGATAGTACTTCGACCACTGTAGACCAGAACGGAAAGCCTATCAAAACAGAAAGTTGGCACTCTGTTGTGACCAATAGAGACACTAAAGAGGTGACGAAGCTACAGGATTCCATCTCTACTATGAGTAAGAAGGTGGATAAATATCAACATCTTGTGGTTCAAAAAGATTCGCTGATTCGGTTGAAGCAAGACTCTATCAATATCATGAGGCGAGAACTAACCAAGAATGAGCAAAGGCTTGTGACAATAGGTAAAGTTAGCCTCGGTGTGTTAGCAGGTATCATCATAGCCATAATAGGTATTCTTGTTTGGTTGTGGCATAGAAAAAAATGAGCGTATGAAGACAATAACAATTAAAATCATAAAGAAAAGCGTGATGGGAGTGGTAGAAGGACTATCTGCCACCATTGCGCAGCATAACCCAGATGTGGACTTTCAGACCGTCTGGGCGAGTGATGGTGAGGAAGCGAAACTGGATATATACTATCGGGAAGCGATAACCGACCTCGAAAACTTCTTGGCAAGATTCTCTTCTTCGACCACACAGCAGTTTGACCTACAGGCATTGGCTGATGATTTCTCAATCACCATCAAGACTTTGGTTTCTTGGCCACCTAGACTAAGTGGGGTTCTGACGAACCAAATACAGAACTATCTGGTTCATGCTATCCTTGCCGGATGGCTGAGCGACTTCCCGGATATGAACCATACGGACTATGCCAGTATGGGAGCGAGTGACCTTGACGCCATTAAAGAGATTTTGTTAAAGAAAGACTTTAGCTTTGCTGAGGCTGAAAGACAAGCCGATGATACAACGAAAGAAGGTTCTTCGGCCAGTGATACATCAGCCAGAGCAGTGGACCTTAACGAAAAGGCAGGTTCTTCTCCTATGGCTTCTGCAAGAAGTGGGGATGAGATTGGTAAGCAGGAAAATGCGCAGGCAACTGCCGGGCGGTCTGTAGATACTGATGAAAAAGAGAATGGCGAACTTGCCGTTCAAAGCCGCAGTGTAGATGCTGAGGCTAAAAGCCAGAATAAACTGGATGCTGAGGCTCGAAATGTGAACGAAGTAGATAAGGATGGCCAGAGTGGGCCGAAAGGATCTGAGCGCAATCAGGACTTCGTTTCGCAGCATTTTCATCAGGATCGTGTAGACTGGAGCGGAGGCAGACCACCTTATGAACTGAGGTAGATTTATTAATCATCTAAATATTTCGAAATATGGATAGTAAACTAATTACTTTGAACTTTAGCATGGAGCAGGTATGCAATGACATATTGGCTCGATGCTATGTGTTGAGCCAGGGACTGGTGGATGATGCGCAGAAGGACATCAGAGCCACTATTGAAAGCCCTGACAGTAAAGAGACTCGCAGCATTATCAACCGCGCAGTAACAGAAGCCATCGGCAATATCAAGGTGGCAGCTCAGCGTTATCTGACCTCAGGTAGAGTGGAGGATAACAACAATCTGGAGCGACTGGTAAAGGGTACAAGAAAGTATGTGTACACCGATAACAAGAACGGCACATGGACGGAGGTAGTGACCACAAGCATCATCGGCCAGGAAGATGAGGAAGTGACTTCTACAGTAACAAAGGCTGGTAATGATCGGGAGGAAAGTATCTATGAGACTGTGACTCTGAAACTGGAGATTCCGAACTGGAACGTGGCTGTGACGGATGCGCTTAAGAGCAACATGCACCGGTATATGGTTGACTATACGATGAGCCAATTTTTGCAGGATCAGTATGCAGACAAGGCTGGACAGTATGGGAATAGTGCTACCGCGGACTTCAATAATATGAAGAGCAACCTGCTGAGCCGGGATAACTATACTTTGAGACGGCCTAGCTTTACGTAAGAGGCTATTGGGGACAGGCGATAGAATCGCCTGGAACGGTGGCTTTACTTAATGAAACTTTTTTTTCTTCTTTCGTTTTAGGTGTGTTTATGGAAAGAGCCTTCGCTTCGGGATAACTCCTGATTTGCGAAGGCTCTTGTTTTTGGGGGACATGGCTTAAAAAGCCATGGAACGGTGGCTTTTCTGCTAGAACTTGCTGAAACGCCTGATGATTTCAAGACGCGTAGCAAAGTATTGATTCATTGATTTCATCTTCAGGTATAGGGCGATGCGGAAGAAACGATAGCTGTGAGTAGCCATGTAGCTGGACTTCATGCCGCCCAAGCGACCGATGTAATGCCAATTCTGATTATCATTGCTACCATATAACCACATGATTGGTATGCTGCCAGACGTGAGGGAATGGATATAGCCTGTAATGGAATCAGGTACGTTATCTTCATCGAACTTCAAGGTACGAGTGACTATTATACCATGATACTCTGTTGTATCTTCGTAATCGTAACCCTTATCGAGCACCATCACGCTGCCATCCCTATATTGTATGTAGGGGTGTGGGTAGGAATTGATTGCTGTGAGCACGTTCTGTATAAGGAAAGTGCTCCAGGCATTATCCTTGATAGAATAGCAGAGTGCCACCGTATCAGCCGTAGAGGTCTTACTCGTCTGTGTAACATCCAGGCAGAAGATGCGAGAGTTTTTGTAGTCGTAGATGACCTGACAACGCTGGAAGAACTCTATTGGCGAAGAGGTGAAATCTATGAGTTGTCGCATCTGAGCCTTGATAGTCTTGACAGATTCGCTATCTTCATCTGTATCATTAAAGAAGTTGAGGAACTTGCCTAGACTACCGGAAATGTTGAAGCCGGGACCATCTAAGACATCGGACATGGAAACCACCTGTGACTCTGCTATGCGACTGATTGAGCGGTTTGTGGCGAAAAGCACGGACTGGTCTAGCTGAGTGATAGACTTCGGATTGCTGCAAACCTCACGACTAATCGGGTGGATGCTGCTATAGGTGCCTTTGGAAGAGACTTCCATAGCCCAAATACCATCGGTAGAGAATGCCATTAATGGATACTGACCGAACTGTCCCTGAGAGAGCGCACGCGTGGTGGAGGCTATTCCCTGTATGGTTCCGATACCTACGGTATTGATTCCGTTTAATGGGAAATAGAAGGCATTATCAGACTCTGATGTGTAGATCTTATTGGACAGTTCCACTACATCATCAACCGTATAATCAAACGAATCAACCCTATATTGTTCGAAATTGTCGGTTAAAAAAATGTCGGTGAAATCTCCCATGTGCATGGCTCCATTCAGTTCTTCGCATTGTTCCAGAGGGAAGACGAAGATGGCATCATTATCAGAATAATCCTTACAGAAGATAGCCATTTTATCAGCTCTGGAATCCGGGTAGAACTTGACAAGGTTGCCGATCATGAAGCCATCAATATCCTGACGAGAGAAGAATTTGTCGCTACTTTCAACATATTTCGTTCCGGAAGTGGTGTTGAGGCTAACTACAATTTTCTGAATTTTGTACCTTAATCCCTGGTAATTCGTACTATCATCGTATTTAAGGCTGTACTGACCTGGTAGCATAACATAGCCGCTGAATCCTTGAAACAGTTTCTCTTTCATGCCGTACAGATTGAGGCGGTGGTTATAGACATAGCCACCTTGTGCGAAGAGCGAGTTATGAGTTTTGTAGTCATCCTTCATCTGTTCCTGTAATGATACCTGATAGACAGCATTCTTGTCAACAGGTAATTTCTTCGCTGAGCAAATTGCTAAATCTGATAGTTTCAACGAACAGACCTTGTAGAAAGCAGAGGTGTTCTTTAATTTGTTACGATAGGCATCTGGACTAAGTGAAGGGAAATCTACAGAAGCGCCTCCAATATATTGTTTACCTTCATCAGAAGTGAGAGATGTTTCAAAAGTGAGTGATAGTAAACCTTTTCCTAGCATGAAATTTCTTCTATTATACCTGATACTTGAAATTTGCTTAGATGTGTCAACGTTAGAAATAGGAGGCGTAATGAATATATCTACCGATTTGATGACATCCTTCCATTCTTCAAGTTCTTCACGTTTTGCATCCAGTATAGTATAGTTTAAATCTACATTTCGTGGATAATAGATAAATGCTGCCTTTGTAATATGTACACTGAATTTGTTATTATTTCCATCTATGCGCTGAAGGGTAAAATCATCATTGGTATCGACGACATTATTAGTAAAACTTGATAAAGCGTTAGCCGACAGCACCATATAACTATCAGGAATTTGCACTGGTATAAATACAGGTGAAGAGTGCATAATCATGGAACCATCAAACATTCTATAGCAATATCTAACAAAGAAATTTGCATAGAAACGTCCATTACGAGCAATAAGATTGTTTGTTCGATTGACAAGTGCATAGATGCTCTGTGTAAGATCGGACTGCTTGTCTTCTTTAATTGTAAGACATTCAAATTCTGTGATAAAAAGATCTATTATGTTCGTGGGTATTTTTACCTTATCAAAAACGTCATTGCAGGAGTATGTGGTTTGCTGGAATGCATCCCGAAAACCTTTTACACTTCCCTCTGTTTCTATTCCACCATTACTGTAGTTCTCTGGATAATCATCGGAAATAGAAAAGGCGATTTCTACGAATGGAGGCTTCTGTGACAGATATTTATAGCCACCATCCACCCATAAAGCATAGTGAATACCATCTGTAGCTACAATGATAAGCGTATTACCGATGGAATTAACGGAAAGAACCGATGCTTCGTAGTCGAAGGACTTGATAGGGGTTGTTGAGCCAAGAGATCCATCCTGAAGGAACCAGTAGATGGCTGATGAGGCTATGGCTATGAGGTGGCGGTAATTGCCAGTTTCATGCACATAAAGAATCTTAGCCACTACACCATTAATGGTGAGTGGCTGAGAGAGGGGTGTTCCTGTGACAATAGAAGGGCGCAATGCGCCATCATGCAGCTCTAGATTGCCGCAGAGGGATAGCGCACCGTTTTCTACTGCCATTTCATCAGGAGTGAGGCTGAGGCCTTTGTATCTAATTGATTGTTGCATATTTCTTAATGTTTAATATTTTATTATCGACAATGCTCACTGTCGGCCCTGTTAACGATAGCCAAAGCTGGACAACTGACGCCATCTACATCGAGATTTATAGTTTCATTTGCCGTAACCAGTTCTATCTGCTTAGTACCAGTCGGGATATTCGGTACATAGCTAAGCAAGAAACTGACGGTAGAAACATTACTGGCATGGAGCTGTCCCTTACGGCCAGACAGTTTGATGCATACATCTTTAGCTTCTAACTCCGGTGTGGACTTGATTACATACATCTGCTTACTTGGCGTATAGAAACAGAAACAAATCTTATCACCCGGATGGAGATCCAGCAGTTTGCAAGGACTAGACCTTAGAGTGATACGCCCAGAGATATTAAGGGCAAGTCCTCGCTTCTGAACGCGAGGACGATTGAGAATAATGACATCATTTGTTAGCTTCATGATCTGCAGGTTTATGGAGCCAGAAACGGAAATAGTCGTTTTCAGCATCCTGGTTTCGTACTTTGACGTATTCTCGGGTAACATAGAAATGCTTCTTGCTGAGAGTAGGGTTGAGGCCGTAATCGTTCAGCATCATAGCTGGCTCTACTCTGCCATCGAAGGAAATCTCATACCAATAGCGATGGAGAAAGAACCATGGCCGAAGCCGTACCTCCTGAATGGTGGTGTAATTACTCTTGTCTGCCCGGCACGGTACGATGCTCCAGCTACCATCCTGCCAATGCTCTGTGGTCACTTCTCCACCTGGTGCCATTTCATGTTTCTCGATGATGGACTTCTGAATCTTTACGAGAAGGCAAACATCAGCCGTGAAAACTTTAGCCATCTTGCCATGGCAGAGCATGACGAAGCGGCCTTTCTTATCGGGAAGTAGGCTGCGCTGTTTGCCCGGCTTGTTGATGACACAGACGGTAGAGAGAAACTTATGTCGAGCCATGGAGAGAAAATCGGGCAGTTTCGCCTTGGCGTGCATGCGGTCGATGACCTTCTGGACCTTTTTGAAGTTTTTCTCTGCCTGAGTCTCATGTATCGTGACTGGAGATTGAGGCAACTGATCTTTTCCCTTTTGCTCACGAATCTTCTTAACGTTTTCACGAACCTGCTTCTTGGAAGGTATTTCCAGAAGATGACCGGTTTTCTTATCGAGTTTGTATCTTGGTTTTTGCTTTTCCATAATGAGTAGTCTTTAAATGTTGCCAGAGTTGAGGCAAATGATTTCAAAATGATGATTCTCGCAGATGTCGTTGCCGTTTGCCATCTGATGATTGAAGGAGCAAGGGATATGCTTGTTGTACAGATCGCACTGAAGACAATGATCAGGAACATCTTTCTGTTCTTTGCTACCAACTTCATTATCTATTGGCTTACTGGGTACAGCCCTGACAACACGACCGAAATGGTCATAGAGTTGACCGGGAACGATACAGGTAGCCTCACGGAGTGATGGGAGATTGTAACCCATCTGGCGGATAAACCAGAGGCGTAGGTAAATAATAAAACGTTTCAACTTTTTCATATAGATTGATGTTATATATTAATAATGTGGGTAAAGATACGAGAAAAATGAGGATAAAAAGTGATAACTTGCGCAACTTCGGCCATGGTAGACCGAAATGCGCAAGATTACTACTTATTTTTCGGACTTCTCATCCTTTTTCTCTTCAGAAGAGGATTTATCTTCGAAAACATCCATGATATTAGTCTCAAATAGACTCTTGACCTCGTAATCTATCATGGTTTTACCCATAACCTCATCAATATAGCGGCGAGCACGTTCAAGACTCTTTGCCTGGACGAGATAGGTAACATAGGAACGTTTCTCCTTTTCACTCTTCTCATCAATGGTAATGAAGGCAAGACGAGCCTTGAACCAGAGATCATCATCGCAGATGTCAGAGAAGAAGATTTCTCCATAGGCAGCTCTGTTAATGTTATCTACCCTCAGTTCACCAGAGACGTAGACTGCCATTTCTTCAATGATTTTTGCTTCTGCTTCGGTGAAAGAGAGCGCATCTACAGTGTAATGTTCCGTTGTCATTTTTTCGGAGCCATCTTCACGTGTTTTTTCGTATCTTACTTTGCACTCAAACCAGGTTGAGGAGCGAGAGCGGAGAGATTGATAATTACCTGTGCCGATGATTTTTTCTGTTGCTTTGTTTACTTTGACTGCAACATTTTGTGCAGACTCTTCTTTCTTTTCTGATTTTTTCATAATTCTTTGTTTTTATTTGTTATACAATATTTTATTGATTTCTTCGTCTGAGAGAGGTTTTCCATCCTTGCCGATATACTTTTTCATTTTGAAGATCATTGTACCGGGTGTGGGATTTCGTAAGTAATCATTAAACATCACATTCGCCAGTTCTTCATCAGTTGACTGGAAAAGGCTATGAGGAGGGCATTTGTATGGACGCTCCATGACATGGTACTGAATGGTGTAGCCTTGTTTGCGAAAGTCTTCTTCCTGAAAATGGATGAGTTGCTTATCAATCTTTGCTTCCTTCTCCTTGATGGTATTAAAGAGAGTCTTCACCAGTTCTTTGTCAGGATCAGGTTTCTTCTTCTCAGAGAAATACTGCTTAGTTGCCACCCGAAGTTCAGCTACCAGGATAAAGAAGTTCCCATTGTCAGTTTGCGGTACGTTTTTTGGTTCAACCTTCATGATGGTTTCGTCAACTCGCTTTTCCAGTTCAATGGATTGGCGTAGGACGCCTTTATCTCTGCGTGCCCAATACTGCTTTTCTAAAGTTCGCATGGAAGCTACTAGCTTACGAAATGCGAGGGCTGCCTGTTCACTCATATTACTTTATGCCTAATGTTTTCTTAATCTTATTGATGCGCTCCTGTTCTATAGGGAGGAGTTTGCCATGTTCGTCTATCCGGCAGAGGAGCCTGAGATTTGGCTTAATGGTAATCCACTTGTGAAGACCATCGTGCTCACGCTTTATCTGTCGAAGTTGTGCTTCTTGCAGTCTTTCGTGCAAATGCTGCTCATGACGAAGTTTACTGATTTCGTTCTGTATTCTGTCCATTTGCATATTCTTCTTCTGATGGGCATTTAATGTATAATGAATCCCATTGGTCTCTACCTACAAATTCAAGTGCTTTATCTACATCTTCAACACAAACAAAATCTAAGTCCATTTTGTTTGGCATATTGCTAATAAATGTATAGCCTCTAGCACATGATTGCATGTATTCCTTAAAATGCTTCTTCTCTTCCTTAGAGAGGTAGGAAGAACGACTGACAAGACGTTCCTCAAAGTGATCAAATAATCTCACATTATCATCATTAATTTTCTTTACGAATGAGGAGAATGAACGAATAGCTTCATCCATTTTCTTTGAAGACTTATCTTTATTCAAATTGAAATCTGCAAATTCTACCTTGAGCATTGATAGAGCTTCTTCCGTATCTTTCAAACGAGATATTTTTTTGTTGACAGTATCGGAAGCAGAAGCTAACACCTCTAGAGATCTTTCTAGATTGGCATCATTTTTCTTGATAGCCTCTCTGTATTTGATAAGTTCATCACGCTGCTCTTGAATAATTCGACTTAAACGCTTGTTTCTGTCATCGAAGCGAACTTTGAAGTTCTTGTCTCTTAACGTGCAAGAAATGATGCCTAGCGTGATAATAAAGACCACGCTGAGGCAGATAATTAATGTTATTGTTACTTCCATAATTGTATTTTTTTATTGTTCTCACTTATTTCTTGTCTGGAAATTCCTCCAATAATTCAATACGAGTTTTTAAAATATCGTAGTAATGTCTCATTGCATGATATTGAGAAAGCATTAATGCTGTCTGAACAGGTCCGCATTTTTCAGTAACCTTGTCGTAATCATTCTCATTCAAGAAAGATTCGAGTTTATTTAAACGTTCTTTCAACTCCTTGAGCTCAATAATGAGACGGTCCTTAAAGTCTTCTGCTACCTGGTATGACTTTTCGAACACATCCTTAGGGGACCATGAATCGTAGGTACTGCCATCTGGGTTAGTGTACTGGACGTGATAGCCAGATCTCCACTCATGATTATCCTCGTTTTTACGAGCAAAACCTTTAGTCACTGCGGTTGCTTCATCCATAGGTGCAGCCATAACCTCTTTTGTACCGATGTACTTTTTCAATTTTGTTGTTTCCATAATTGTATTTTTATTGTTCACACTTTTGAATTATCTGTGCTAGAATACTTTCAACACCCTTTGGTTTGAAGAAGCGATTGGCATTGAGGAGAGACAGGGCTTCTTTTGCATTCTTGTTGATCAATGGCAAACGACCTGCTTGATTCTTATAACTTTTATAATCCGCTTCTAATTGTCGCTTATACGCCTTGCCTTTGTCTAGATAGGCTGCTTCAAGTGCTTCTTCCTTCTCCTTATATTCAGAAATGAGAGCTGCTTCCTTTTTGGCATACTTATCATTGAGAGACTTTTCCTTGTCATCCAACTTTTTCTCTTTTTCTTTATATTTCTGAACAGAGGATTCGTAACTTTCGCGTGATTCGTCTCGCTGCTTGATGCTACGGTTTATCTCGTCCTTCATTTTGTCTTCAACCTTCAAGCGCACATCTTCAAAGCCAAGGTAAGACTCAGAGGTCTCAACAGTGCGTCTTGGCTTATCATCTTGTGAATACAAAGGGTCTTTGTCAATGCCACCCATTTCGTAAAATGGGGCACGGTATCTCTCGTACTCTATTTGCACTTCCTTGCGGATGATAACTCTGGAACCGTCTTTAAGGGAAGCAATGGTCTTATCCTTCTCTTTTACGGTCTCTTCTAATTCCTTTACTCGATTCTTCAAGGTTTCGAACTCTGAATAATCTACATTCACTACAGCCATAATTGTTATGATTTAAATTTAACTTTTATATATTTCAGCATTCTCTATTGGGATGTCGTACCACGGAAGGGAATAGCCTTTATCTTTCATTTCTTCTGGCAATTGACAGCGATAATATTGACCATTGAAATTCAACCATACATCACTCACCTCCAAAATCGTACCTGCTGGAAGCTCTGGCTTCGGCTTAAACCATGGGCGTGGATATTCTGTCGTTTCGTGAACATCCTGAGCGCACTTTTTTGGTTTGATTATTTTTATCTTCATTGTTCTAATTCATTTTATATTACATATTCTTTTATAAGACCAGTGATAGAATCGCTGGGAACGGTAGCTTTTACCAAATCGTCCTAGTTTTCAAAATAATTATTCTTTTATGACGCTTTTCAGCATTCTCTAACTTTTTCATAAAAGATAAATACTTCTCCACTGTCATCATTGTCCTTTTCATACTCTAATTCTTTTCTTTACTCATTTTTATTGCTTTTCTAGCCAGTTTTCCTAAAGTCGAAGAACTAGCTTCAGGAAAGCCTTCTTTGAACTTTGCTCTTACTGCACAGAATATTTCGCTTTTTCTTTTTGCTTTTCTGTATTTGTCTTGTATAGAAGACAGTTGCCTGATAGCCTCTCCAGCTTCAATGGCAAAGCTATCATCAGAGCATCCTTCAATCTCTGTTGTAATTTGAGACCAAGCAAAACTTATAGCATCGTATTCTGATTCTGTTAAGTATATATTCATTGTTCTAATTCTTCTTTAATAATTCTCAACTGTGATAAGACATGCTCTGCATTGATAAACTTGGAGTCAGAAATATTTAATGCGGATTCTATCTCTAAGATGAGCATATCAACTCTTAATTTGGCTTTTAACTCTTTCTCTGTCATACGCTATACCTCCATTTCTGAGTTTAGATCAAGGAATAAAAGGATATGTTGTAACTCATGCAAATATTTGAAGTTGCATAAATGTACACCTCTCCAATACATAGTCCAATTCTTCACATTTTTCCAGATTTCATAACAATCATTTTCTATATGTTGGTAAATATGGCTATGATTGACTACTGGGCTATAGCCGTTCTTCTCTAGTATGGAAGGAGTAAGAGGGATAGGAACAATATCCTTCACCCATGCACCACTATCACAAAATAGAAATCCATCATCTTAAATGTTTTTTCCTTTTGGGTTGGAAAGAGTGACAGAACCTTTCAGTTCAGTGAATGCATTTCCATCTTCCACTGCTCTATATTTTTCAGCATTACTTTCTGTGACCTGGTAAACGATGCCCTTTTTGGTTCCGATAGGAATGCCGTTTGTCATAACCAGATCACCTGGTATATAAATTGTCTTTTCCATATTCTTGCTTTGATATTTTACATATTTTTTATGGGACCAGCGATAGAATCGCTGGGAACGGTGGCTTTTATTCCCTTAATTGTTTGTCTATTGCTTCCTGAGCAAGGATTTGCTGCCAGTTGGCTTCATGATAATTTCTTGCCTCCTGTTTTTCTGAAAGCTGTGGATCACAGCCACCGAAACAATAGGTGTCCCATTTCTCATACTCCTTCATTGTATGTGGAGGCTTGGAGCCAGGAGTGGCTGGAATGTAATCCCTAGCGAACTCCTTGGGGAAAACTTTATCTATTGTTGAGGCTACTGGGTCGATGATTTCGTATTGAATAATACGGTTCTTTCTCTTTTTTGAAGAGCTGTAAATCGGTCTTACCCAGCAGATGTTTCCCCTGTAGCGTGACATGAGGCCAGAGAAATAATAGGGTTTCCAAATCCGATTGTCCCGGAAAGCCCAGCAGACGCCTGTAGGGGAATCTACGTTATAATTAGCACTATCTGACTTCCAGCAATGGTTGTAGCCGAGGTCGCTGATGTGGCTATGTACACAGAACTTACACATCCTCATTTCCTCCTGATCAGCAACCGATGGTGTTGGCTGCATCAGGTTTTGTTTGATGTAATTGCCCATAGATGTATGATTTTAAAGTTCAACCTTTGCATCAGCATCTTCCTCATCGTAATTACAATACGGAGTGATTACGATAGTGATGTTCTCGTCAATACGGAAGTATGCATAAACCGCGCTATTTTTTTTAGCTTTTGAAAGAAGTGTAATATGATCCTTACCCAGAAGCAATAAAGCATCAATTATTGCTTTTATATGACTATTATTAATAAAGAATCCATCCAGTTCTATGACTGCATTATATTCAGGTTCAATGCATTTTCTGATATTTCGCTTGAAAAAACCAAAACCATCGCAGGAAGGACAGTCAAAATCTTTATAATGGGTATTTCCTTTCTTGTCTAGATACTCCCATTCTACAGAACCTGTACCATTACATTCGTTGCAATCTTCTGAATCATATTCCTCAGTTTCTACTTTCGGCAGAGAATCGTATGCTTTCTGTAGGCTTAAAAGAGGAATATTCAGTTCTTGCTCTACAGGTGGCAATTCGATGTTAAACCGTTTTGTTTTCTCATACTCGCCTTGGCAGACTTCTGCATTGATGTAGATAGCCTTGTGGCCATCAGTAGCAAAAACCTTGTTGTCTTTGAGAAGAGGCATTGCAGAGAGGCTTCCTTTGCTGTAGAACAGTCCGAGTAGTTTCTGTTCGTCTACATTTTTATATCCTATCATAGTTCTTCCTCTTTGGTAGTTTTACGTTTCCATTCCCCACAACATTCCCAGTGAAAGCGATGATGGCCGAAGCCGTTGCATGTTCCGCTGAACTTACTTTTTCCTGTAGGCCGGAAAAACTTGCAGCTCTTGCAAGAGCGATTGCGGTGAGTGTAAACTAGATAGACGAATGTGCCGGCAAAATATACAAGGCACAGCATGATGATGATGAATCCGATTTCCATATTACTTCTTGTTTTTAATGATTTTGTTTAATACTTGCTTGTTGTGCTCAGTATCATCGTCACTCAGATGATAAGATCTGACGTCCTGAAGGATGCCTAAATCAACTGAAAGCATGTAATCTGTGACAACTTTAATGAAGTCTTCCAGAGAGCGACAAAGAGCGTATTTATAGCCAGCACACTGCCAGTAGCCCTGGAAACGTTTCTGATGAGCTGTCTGATTGTTTGTCTTGCCATACTTCAATTCAATGCCCAAGCCGTAGAATATTTCTGTACCCCTGTTGAGAACTCCATTTTTGCCATTCTTGTATGAAGGGAGAGCCAGGATGAGATCTGGAACGCCCGGCACAACTCCTGATGCAGCGTTGATGGCTATCTTCTTGCCACTGGTAGCACCATCAGCCTCATTCTTGGGATGGAAGAGGAGAGAGGCATAAGCCGGGTACTGGAGACGGAACCAGCGTACACAAGCTATCTGTAGCTGTCCTTCATGTTGCACCTTCTTCTGTTTGGTAGCAGATTTCTTGGTGTATTCAGGATAATTGCCGTTTAGGCGGTCGATTAATTCTTGTCTGTCCATAATCGTATGAATTAAATTGTTTGTTACTTGTATCTTAGTCGCTGAGGATAGACTGGATATAATTCTGAGTCTGATCATCCAAGTCGACCAGTGACTGTTCTTCTTCTGCCACCGATGGATTCCAGACGATGCCCAGTTTGGCTAGAGTGCCATTCTTGTAGGCATCTTTTACCATCTTTGCCATGGAACCATTCGGGTTCTTCTTGGCGGCTTCTATCCAGCCTAGATACTTCTGCCGTAGGGCTTCGGTCTGTTCTTTCTCCAATTCCTTCTTGCGCTCTTCTTTCATTCTGAGGCGAGCTTCTATTTCCTCGTTGGTCTCCTCGCGTTGAGGCTGTGGAGGAGAAGGTGGTGGAGAACTTGAATGCTGCGGCTTCTTCCCGGCTGAGGCTACAACTGTAGGATTGTCGAAGGTTCCTTCCATCAGAGCCTCGTAATTCTTCGGATTGAAGAGCCAGTTGAAGGAGATATAGCATCCACCATCCTTGCGCCCTGAGAGAAGATCGGAGTTGAGAGCCTTGCGAAGCATCGGTTCTATATCCTCGAAGGAATAGTCTGAGATAAACTTTGCCACCATCTTCTTGCGGTCGGGAGTCATCTTTGAGATTGGCTTGACCTGCGTGCCCAGAAAGAGGCGATTGAAGAGTCTTAGCACTTCCGAGAACTGAATTTCCGGATCCAGCGACTTTTTTTCTTTTTCTTTTTTTTGTGTGTGGGTGTGGGCTTTCTCCTTTCTTTGTTTGTTTTCTTTTATAGGGGGTTCGGGGGAAATGTTTTCTTTTATTTGTTTCTTTCCTCTTACTTCTGTGCCCTTACCCTTGCCCTTGTCTGTGCCCTCAACTTCGGCAGAATCTTCGGAATCACCTTTATTTAAAGGGGTTTCGGGATTGTTAATCTGTGCCCTAGACTGTGCCTTTTGGTGTGCCCCTTGTTTTTGGTGTGCCCTAGAGCGTGCCCCATCTTTGCCCTTAATCGTGCCCCTATCTGTGCCCTTGTTATCTTGAAGATACGCTGCACAATCTTGTGTATCAGTAACTTGCGAAGTTAAAATCTGTGCCCCTGATTGTGCCCCTATCTGTGCCCTAAAGAGTGCCCCATTCTGTGCCCATAGTGGGTTTTGATAGGGTAGTATGCAGTGGGAGAGGGGATGTGAACTGTTAACATACACTATTGTTGAGGCTTTGGGAGAGCTGCATTTTGTGATGATTCTTTCCTGTATGAGAACATCGATGGCACAGCGGATAGACTTGACCGAGGTATGGAGCCGATCAGCCAACAGACGTAAGGAGAGGGTTGCAGCGGAAGCCTCATTGTGGGTGGCAGACAGGAGCACGTAGATAAGCACCTGTACCACCACCGGACGATGAAAGTAACGCCACTGCAGCAGCTCTGGAGTAAGAATGTAGCCATCTGTTTTCATTTGCTGTTTCTTTTATTTGGAATATAGAATTTACATTATTATATTGTAACTCATTGTTTGTAGGACCAGGAGCAACCTCCTGCGGTCTTACGCTTGCCTCTTAACACTTGGCAGATGTTGGATGCCGATATACCGGTACGTCTTTCGGAATTTTTGATGGATAAATAGCAACGTGTGGTTGTACCATTATTCATAACTATAGCCTTGCTATTCAGTGTCTTAGACTTCTTGCGACTGGCGGAATATACACTAAGTCGGGAGCACCAAGAGAGGTTGGAAAAATGATTGTTGGTGAGCTTTCCATCCTTATGCCTAACGAATGGTTGATTCGCCTTGTTGGGGATAAAGGTCTCAGCCACCAGCCTATGAACCAATTCTTCGTGCATCTTTCCCCCATAGAAAAGACGAACACGGAACAAACCGCGAGCATTTATGTTCTGGGTAACGATAGCACCCTTTTTCAGACATAGTGTACCATTGTTGTCCACCATCCTTGGATGCCTTCGGATTCTGCCGAAGGTGGATGCCTGATATTGGTTGGCGTAACGTGGAATGTTTTTCCAAAATTCCTTTTCCATATCTATTATTTATTATGCGTTTCTGTGTTCCAAGAGCCACTGCAGGTGAACAGTCTTAGAAGGATCACGGAAGAGGGATTTTGCCTTATCTATATCTGGATTCAGCATTATCTTCTTTTCTTTCTTTGCTGCTGCTCTTTTCTTCTGATAGTATCTGCGCTGGTACTCCTTCACCTTTTCGGGGTGATTCTGAAGCCATCGCTTAGATTTTTCCAGCAATTTTTCTTTGTTGCGCTGATAGTATCTCTGATAATATCCAGTGCCGTTGGCTCGCTTCTTGGCAGCATTTTCCTTATATAGCTTCATCTTTTCAGGATGTTCCTGTCTGTATTTGCGAGAATAGGCGAGCATTTTATCACGATGCTTAAGATAGTATTCTCGCTGCCTGGCTAAGCGGTCTGACTTTGCTTTTTCTGATTCCATAATGATTGAAATTATATAAAAACCATATTTCTGTTTACCTAAAATGGGTCAGCGGTGAATGCCATTTTCTCATTGCCTTCGTATTTAATGCATTGGACAAAGTCACCTACCTGCCCGGTAGACAATAGCAAAGCGTTGTACCTGTATGGGGAATCACCTATACGTGTTTGTACAAAGATTGCTGGTCTCCATTTATGTTCATCTTGGTTACGCACAAGAATCTTATCGAAGGTCTTGAATGATGGATGCTCCTTGCTTTTCTTCCAAAGAGTGAAAGCATTTTGAAACAAGATGACTTCATCCTCTTTTGCTTCTCGAAGTTCCTTGTTTGTACTTATGCGAAGGTCAAAAGCCTGATCGGTAACGAAGTTCTCGGTCTCAATCTCATACTGATTGCCAAATGTCAATGTGTCTTGACTCTCGTTCTTGGCGATGAGTTTGCCTATGATGGTCAACTCTCCATCCTCGTCTTCTTCGTGGAAGACGTAAAGGTTGCCAAGTTCGAAACATGGCATCGTCTGTTTGTTGTTCTGTTCCATATTGCCCTCCAACTCTTTAAGTGCCTTCTCTAAATTATTGCGAGCCATTTCACAAAGCCTAATTGTAAGCAAATCATAAGATAGCTGCTCTTTGGCACGTTTAATATACTCAATAGCTTTTTCTTTGTTCATTTCATATCTCCTTCAGTTCTTTTTTCTTTTGTTCATTGCCTCTTGTTGCTCTTGCTGTAATCTTTTTAGTTTATCCATTCTGTTACGGAAACTCTCTCGACTCTTTTTGATTTCGTGTTCTACGTAAAAAACCGAGAGAACGATTCTGAAAGCCATCCATACAAAATATAGCAAAATTGGTGAAATAACCAATAGCCATGACCAGTGAATAGCACCACATAACTTCATAACAATAAACGCAACTTGAATTAAAGTTGCAAACAATTTAAATTCTTTCATATTCTCTTCTTTTATATCCTTTGCAGGATGGTTAGTTTATCTATTTTATTCACATGGCAGTTTCTTCTGATGCTCCACGTATCTTTTGTGCTTAAGGCAAAACTTGCCATTGATGCAGTTACGCCCATCATGGCAGAGGAGGCACTTGCGAGCTGCATAGCTCTTACTTCTGGAATCGCTCATAATAGTAAGTTACTATCTGATGTTCAGTAGGCTGAAAGCCATTACGAGTAGTAAGAGTATCTACTATCTCATCATAGGTGCTCTGAGGCATCTGTGAAATGAGGTTCTCATCATGAATGCCCTGAGAGAGTTTACTGAGGCAGAGCCATCCAAGGACTAGCCAGATGGCAATGCAGAAGAAGATCTTAATTGTTTTCATAACTTTATCTTTTTATATTGTTTATATTTGCGGTAGGTAAAGGGATTCGAACCCCGTGCCCGGCTGCTTAGTCCTTCTTCGCAGTCTTTTTTGATAAGCACCCAGAACTAAGTAATTTAAACGTTATAACTTGAACATCGCCCCCAATGGGCAAAGCAACTGTTACCTACCATAGTTTCGCATAATTTGTACTAATCAATATCAGCCTTATATCTATCCTAAAAGTAAAATCTTATTTGGGACACAAATAGTCTTGAACTTTGGAGGCACAGGCTTCCAGCTCTGATACTTTGTATTCGTGGCGAGTAATCTTGCCATTACTGCCTCTTGCGAAATCCTTCACCTTTCCTTCACGTTTCCATCGCTCTACGTTTTTTCTTCCGTAGATGTCGTATGCCTTGGCTTGTGTGAGGAACGGACGTTTACCCACAGCCTTGCAGACTTCTTCTTTCACAACGTTACGTATGGCTGACAGGAATGTATCAAAGGATAGCATCTTATCTGCAAACTGGATTTGTACTACTTCGTTCATGAGACTATTGTTTTTATTTTGTTCTTGTAACTGTGATGATCTCTTTCTCCCGGTTGATTTTGGTTTTGAACTTACGACAGTAAATTACACCTAATTCCGAGCAGGTTGTTTTGATCGTTCTCATTCTCTGGATAGGAAATGAGATTGATTTACCCAGCTCCAGTTCTCTGATCTGAGGTCTGAGTGGCACTTTTTCTTCTGACATATTGCTTGATTTTAATTGTTATTTTACTAGTTTGAAATCGTAAACGAAAACGAGAGGATTGCTGTCCCAATGGAGGTGAAGTTTACAGCTAAGCATCTTGTATGCTTCGATAGGAGTTCTGTACCACCATTTCTTCGTAAAATCATCATTTGTGGCATCGTATGAATAAGCATCGTCAATACCATCGATGTGGCTACAGAAGATTCCTTCCTTCATGCAGTCATCGGTGCTGATGTACTGTAGTCTTTCACACCAAATTTTGGTAATTTTGATTTGATGAGGCATCAAATCAGACTTCACAAACATCTTGTTTCCCCATCCTTCGGAAGTATTTATCCTTGGGTGTAGTTCTTTGATATACGGAATATCGCTGTATCTTTGTGCGACTGCTACGACTTCACCTATTTTATAAGTGGACTTTGCTACAATCTCATTTCCATCATTGATGGCGAGTTTGCCTTTGTCTTTTCCTTCCGTATAGAAACCGCAATTGCAGTAATACTTGAAAGGCTCTTTATAAGCGATTCTTCTGGTTTGAGTCTTGCGACCATCTAGAACTGCTTCGGTGAGACCATATCGGTCATTGAACATTATCTTTTTCATACGCTTTGTTTCGTTTGTTGTTTCAAAACATTATTCTGAATGGTTTGCCTTTCAAAGACGGTCTCTTATCGAGAACAAACTTTAATAACTCCTCGTATCCTATCGCGAACAATGGACAATACATGTATTTCAGTGTGCATACAAATCTGTTATTGAGCATAATATCGAGGAATAGAGCTTTATCTTTTTTCATTTTTGCCTCATTCCTTATAATGTTATTGATGGAATAAAGCGTTTGTAGTATGCCCAGTAGACGAAATCGTGCTCATCTATGATACTTTCCCAGATTTCATTATCATCCATGTCTGAATATATGTAGCTGTCAGTTACATTATCCAAATCTATAATCTCTGGGTTCATGTAGTCTTTGTCGGCTACTACGATTGTCGCATCCATGGAGTCTGGCATTTCTGATTGCTTGTGCCATGCGTGGCTGAGGTTGATGTACTCCTCATCGTCTGCACTCATCCTGACTGCCATACCATGCCAAACTGGGTTACCGCCTTGATGGTTTCCTTCTTCGTCTATCCATCCGCTTGTAAGCCCGGTATGAAATGGACAAACGAACAGTATATCTGGCGCATCTGGAACTTTTTTATCTTCATTCTTCATTTTTCTTCAAATTTATTTGGTACTTATTTATTTATTTACTAACTTTACGGTGCAAAAGTAATAAAAATAAATTGAACCGCAATAAGAATGTATTGTATTTTAAGAAATATACAATGTATTTATATTGCCTTAACACTATTTGGATATGAAAGTGCAATATTTAAAGATTAATATCGGACTAGCTATAGAGCAGCGTATTAATGAATTGGGTATTTCAAAGTCTGAATTTGGTCGAAGAATAGGCTTAGCTAGTCAAAACGTTAAGAAATTCCTCGAAAGGGAATCTATTGACTCAAGCAAACTCGTAGAAGTCTGTCAAGCTCTGGACTACGATTTCTTTTCTTTGTATGTCGGCAAAACATGTGAGGGCAATACTTCTTTATTGAATGTGAATAGATTAAAGACAATTATATTGGATAAAGGTTTATCTAATATAAGTTTTGCTGCTTCAATAGGTTTGTCTAGAAATGAACTTGATGCTGTTTTGGCCGGAAGTGATTTGTCTTTAGGGCTAGTTGAAAAAATGGCTGAGGCGTTGGGAATCAAACCTGTTGAATTGATAAATGGCGCATCTGCTACAGCTGAGGCTGCAGCAAAGGGTGATCAAGCTATGTATGAAGAGTTGATTGCTCTAAGAGCAGAGAATAAGTTGCTGAGAGAGATCCAGGGTCTTTCTGCAAGAAATCAGGTACATGTAGGATAATTAAAATAAAGTAATTATGAAAAAGTTGTTTTGTTTGCTATTGATGATAGCTTCAAGTTTTGCTGCTTTAGCCCAAACTTCTATTGCAGGAGTTGCTTTCGGCTCTGATTATACTTCTGCAAAAAATATTTTAGAAAATAAGTATGGTCAGCAGAAGTGGGATTCTGATAAAAACAGCATTCATTTTGAGAACAAGGAATATGGCGGTATATATTTTAATGATTTATTTTTTGATTTCCAATATTCGGGTACAAGAGGATATTTTAATAAGTGCATTTTTGTAATATGGTGCAATGATGCTAATGAAGCAAAAGAAAGAAGAGACTATATTGCTAGTGTAGTTGGTAAATATTATGATCTCTATGAAAAAATCTTGGATAATGGGTTCAAAATGTACCAAGGAGGAGACGATCCAACAAATGTGGATAATTATGGTTTTTTCATTGACGTTCTTGTTCCTTCTGGAAAAGGTTCTCCATACGGTGCTAGACTCTTTTATGGACCTTATAATTATGTGACAGAAAATTTTTGAAATAACAAATAATAGTTGTAAATTTGCATGTGGAATAAAGAATTAGGTAAGTATATGATTGATGTTTCTAAGTATTTCTTGACGGCAATATTTGCAATGTCATTAATGAAAGACTTAGAAGATAAACGCTGGCTAATATACATGTTAAGCGGAAGTGTTGCTCTACTTCTCTTGATTTGCGGTCTTATATTGACTCGCGATAAAGATAAGGAGGAAGAAGAGAAAATGAAAAGAAACAATAATAGTAACAGAAATAACAAACAAAAAACAAATAGGAGGTAAGATTATGGGAACATTGATTATTTTAGCTATGGTAGGAATCCCATGTGTGGCATTTCTGATTTTTTGTGCCACATCTAATGGAAAGAATTGGCTACGCCAAAATAATATGTTGTAAGGGTTAGTACATTTCGTTTATTGCATATTTATTTATGGGAACTTTTGTAGTCCTTTTACTTATATCCTTTTTATATGCGGTTGTCGCTGCATACAAACGGAAAGGTGTAGTAAGAGATAGCCAGATAGTAGGAGCATTTCTCGTTCAGATATGCTTCTGCTATTTTATGGCCTTTCGTCCAACTGCAAAGGATTTAGTCGGGATTCTTTTAACTTGGCACTTGGGATGTTTCCTCTCAATAATGCTAGGAGGCAGTATTGGTGCTATTGTAGGCGAGCATGTAGAGACAGACGGAAAAAGAACAGTAGCTTATTGGCTTCACCTAGCTTTTGCTAATTGTATTCTGGCCTTAATAGGTATATTATTTTTGTTTCTTAGCTTGTGATTTCTTCCTCTGAGTCAGATGAGGCTAATGCAATAGATCAGGACCATATTTATTTGGCTGGTCTGAAAAACGAATAATTTAGTAATAAACAATGTTAGTATTGTTCTAGTAGAATTTAATTAATACGTATAAATAAAGTAATTATGAAAATGAAAATGATCTTACCGATGATGCTGATTGCAGCTTTGCCATTAGGCGCTGATGCTCAGAATAAATCGGGTCTTGTCATGAGCAATCTCGACCAGACAGTGAAGCCAGCAGACAGTTTCTATCAGTTTGCTACAGGTGGATGGCAGAAGAACAATCCTCTTCCTGCCGCTTACAGCCGTTATGGCAGTTTTGACCAGCTGGCTGAGAACAACAACAAGCGCATCAACACCATTCTTTCTGAACTCCAGAAGAAGACTTACAAGGCTGGAACCATTGAGCAGAAATTGTCTGATTTCTACAAACTCTCTATGGATGTTGACAGCCGCAACAAGGCTGGAATCGCTCCAGTAAAGCCTCTGATGGATGAGATAGAAGCTGCCAAGACCAAGGACGAGCTTCAGAAGCTTCAGGTTAAGTATGCATGGATGGGGCTCGGCTTGAGCTATGGCGCAGGTTTCGCTGCCGATGAGAAGAACGTAACCATGAACATCTACAACCTGATGCAGGGCGGTCTTACTCTCGGTGCCAAGGATTATTACCTCAACAACGATGCTGCAACCGTAGCTATCCGTGAGGCTTATAAGTCTTACCTCAGCAAGATGTTCCAGCTCTATGGTTTCTCTGCTGATGAAGCTGCCAAGAAGGCTTCTGCCGTATTCCTTCACGAAACAACGCTCGCTACTTTCTCTAAGAGCCGTACCGAACTTCGTGATCCTCAGGCCAACTACAACAAGATGACCTTGGCAGAATTCAAGGAGAATTATCCTAACATTCCTCTCGAGGCACTTGCCAACGCCGAGGGAATCAAGAGCGAATATCTCAAGGAGATGATCGTAGGTCAGCCTGCTTTCTTTGCCGGTTATGACAAGGTGGCAGCTGCAGAATGTGCAGGCACATTGAAGGCTTTGATGGAGTGGGACATCATCTGTAGTTCTGCTTCTTACCTCAGCGATGAGATTCGCGAAGCCCGTTTCGAATTCTTCGGTAAGATTATGAGTGGCCGTAAGGAGGATTATCCTCTTTGGAAGCGCGCTACTGTTCAGGTTGAGGCTCAGTTGGGCGAGGCGCTCGGTAGCATCTACTGTAAGCGCTATTTCCCAGAAAGCTCTAAGAAGATGATGGAGACACTCGTGAAGAATCTTCAGATCAGCCTCGGTCAGCGTATCGATGCTCAGACCTGGATGAGCGATGCTACAAAGAAAGCTGCCCACAACAAACTCGACAAGTTCTATGTAAAGATTGGTTATCCTAACAAGTGGACTGATTTCAGCAAGCTCAGCATCGACCCATCTAAGAGCTATTATGAGAACGTAATGGCTTGCCGCAAGTTTGCCAACGATAAGGAGATTGCAGAGAAGGCAGGAAAGCCAGTAGATAGGGATGAGTGGTTCATGACTCCTCAGACCGTGAACGCTTACTACAATCCTACTACCAATGAGATCTGCTTCCCAGCTGGTATTCTCCAGTATCCTTTCTTCGATCCTAAGGCTGATGCTGCATTCAACTATGGTGCTATCGGCGTAGTAATCGGTCATGAGATGACTCACGGATTCGATGATCAGGGTCGTCAGTATGATGCTAGCGGTAATCTGAAGGACTGGTGGACAGCTGAAGATGCAGAAGGTTTCAACAAGCGTGCTGATATGTATGCTGATTTCTTCAGCAACATCAAGGTATTGCCTGATCTGAATGCCAACGGCCGTTTCACCCTCGGCGAGAACCTTGCCGACCATGGTGGTTTGATGGTTTCATACAATGCCTTCAAGAATGCTACTGCTAAGAAGCCATTGAAGAACAAGGATGGTTTCACTCCTGACCAGCGTTTCTTCCTCGCCTATGCAGGTGTTTGGGGACAGAACATTACTGATAAGGAAATCCGCAACCGCGTAAAGAATGATCCTCATTCTCTCGGCAAGTGGCGTGTTGATGGTGCGCTTCCTCACATCGATGCATGGTATGAGGCATTTGGTGTAAAGCAGGGCGACAAGCTGTTCATTCCTAAGAACCAGCGCCTGGAGCTTTGGTAATATCCGGAAGGAAATTTTTCCGAATAGAATTTTGCGGGGAATGTTTTCCCCCGAATAGATAGAAAAAATGAAGTCCTGATGTTTCGTTTGTTTGAAACAT